CTTTTCCTGTTTTCGGATCGGCTCCTCGTTTGTTTTATCCTTAGGGCCATCTAATGGTGCGTTATATCCTTTAAGAAATGCTTGTATCTCATCAGGAATTTTTCCATGTTTCTCTTTTATTTGTTCAGCAATAGCTGTCATATATTTGCTTGGGTCGACAAGGGGTACTTTTGGTCTAGATAAAAAACTATTTATCTTCTTAAGAGCACCCTTCCAATCTCCAGTCGAGAGATCAACACGATCCTCATCAACTTTGAGTCCCCCAAAAATCTTCATCCATTCGGAAGTGATGAGATTCAAATCTCTAATAGCGCTAATTTGTTTCTTGATTGCTTTAGAAACCTTGGTATCTGTAAATTGGGATGAAGTTATTTTATTCGGATTATCTTGTAAAATTTTATACGCTGTGGCGAGAATGACAAATCTATCAATTTCTTCGTTTGTTATATCTGGGACATCTTTCTCGAGATCCAAAAGAGCTTTAATTGCTTCAGGATCGACAATCTCACCCCAAGGCCCACTCATAATCGGGATCTTAATCGATTTAGGTAAATCAATGCGCATGGCAACGTCTTTTAGAGCGCTGACGATACCGGCCCTTCCATAAAAATTCTTTATTTTGGCCCAAGCCTCCGGAATTACCTCACTAATGTTACCACTAACAGCGAACACATTTTTAAATCTTTCAAATGATTCATCGAATGTTTCTGAAGCCTCCACAATCATGACTCCGGCCTCTTCAGCATCTGTCCTCGCCTGTCCTAATATTTCTACATATTTCCTCCGAAAACCTTTAGTAAAGGCCGGACTTATTTTATTCATTTTCAGTTCAAGCTTAGATAAAATGGGTTTGATATACTTGGGGAGTTTGGCCGAGTATTTATAATTTAATGACATGTCAGGATCGGCTTCAACCGGGGGTTTTATGTCAGGATCCTCCTGATCAATCCGCTTTTTCCTGTTATCATGTTTTGGTGGTCCAATAGCTGCATTATCACGACTATGCGGCCTGTCTTTCCGACCTAACATATTCTCTTGAATATTTTTATCCTCACTTTCAAAAGAACTGATAGAATGTGTATGAATTATAGACCGGTCATGATCATCTGTCATACATTTAATTTTAATCAAAGGGCTGTCACATCAATCACATCAAATATACTAATCTAACAGCGCCCAAAACTTACCTGTCAATTCTTTTGCGGTCACTATCGCACTCAGCCATATATACGATGTCATGGATCATTCCTTTCCAAAACGATCTCCTTCTTCTTCTATAACTCTCAAACCGATCCCACTAGCAATCTTCTTCATAACATCTGTTTTATCGGCCATGCCCTGCCCTACTTGTGTATACAGGGTCTTCAATACCTCATTGAAAGTCGAATCCTTCGGAGTGAACATGTCTCGCTTCAACAGAAGGTGCGCATCTTCAGAATCAATGTTTAACAAGTCATAAATATAATCGATCGGCATTGACCCCTTCTGATATAGATTAAACATGAAGTCCTGCATTTCAGTGTTATCACGCAAGGCCAAACGAGTGAACTGGAGCCTTGGGTATAAGAGCTGTCGAACTCCGAACTCGTCTTCTTCCACAAATCCCATTTTTTCTGCAACTGGTGCAAATAGTTGCTGTTCCACAAATTCCGATAACGTTTCACGATAAAGTAAATACATTGTATTCATTACATCCAGGTGAATACGCTCCCCGGAATAGGTCGACTCCCCAGTGAGCATAGACTCAGTTATACGTAGTCCAATAAACAATAATTTGTTCGTAATGTCATATTCTGACGCAAGATCAAGAAGTCTATCCCTAGCTCCAACTTCGTCCCAGTGAACCTCGAAGTTTGTAATAATAGTGAAATCTGGATCAATTAGCGCCTGATCGATCTGGTCACGCAGATCATCGACATCAGGCTGCGACATTTTATCACCCCAGATGATACGCTTTGGGGTCATCGCACGCGATGCAATCGATGTTTGAGCCTGACGCAGTTTATCCTGAAAAAGAAGCGTACGGATGCAACGCTCCAGTATTGAAACGCCGCGATCGTCATATGGGCTTCGTTTATGGGATAAATGGTAACAGAATGACGAACATAAGAAATCATCGTATGGACTTGTATTGAGTGGGATTGGCTGACCGCTAAGCAGATTTTCTTTAATCTGCTCTGGTATACCGTCAGCAATCTTTTTGGCATCCGGGTCGTTCTGTTCAATAGCCTTGGATACAGCAAGTCTGTCTTTCTCGCTCGGAATTAACTCCATATGTACACGATTTGTGTATTGGAAGATTTCAAGTTTAACTTGCTCCGGTGGAAGAATCTGAAGCCTTTGCCATCCTGTATACCTATCTTGTACAAATTTTTGAATGGCCTTAGACCGCTCCTTACCTTTATCGTTTGAAATCTGTTCTTTTTTAATGGCCGTTACACCGTCCAAGTTTATCTCTCCGATTTCCTCTTCAACATTGGAAATCGGTTCTGTCAGCTCTTCTGGTAGTTCTCCAGATAAATCGTGGTCCTCGCAAAAAATAAAGACATTTCCATGAAGCCAGTATTCATGAGTGATATCATATAAAACCTGAAACAAACGAACTCTGCGACACATCTTCTCATAGAAATGTAATATTTGCTTATTACGTCTAATATCCTTTCCCTTCGGAGCCGCTAAACGGATTTTTGACATCGGAACATCGGTATGAAAGTCTATGGCCGCCCCGATGATTGGATGCGTGTTATACCAGAATCGAAGAAGTTCACGCTTTTCACGCTCAGACTGCGGAAGCTCAAGAAAATCTGTTGACAGCTGGGGGCTGTAAAAATTTTGGTCAGCTTGACTAATAGACATGGCGCTGGAATTCCCCATGTCCCCATAGAATGATGCTGCCATCCTGATGGACTGACTTTGCGCTTCTCGGCGGGCCTGCCGTTCAAGTTTGGTAAGTGGTTTAACAGCCATTTTTTGGCTGTTGACTGTCGTGACCGGTTTTCCACTAACCTGTCCCGGTTTTACGCCGACTTTCTTCGACATGACTTTGCTCACTCAAAGATTGGTTCAGGACGCTCCGCGTCAGACACGGTATTCTCACGAGATGAAGCGCAAGCATTCATTCTAACAATGAGTCTTTCTAAATATTGGCGCATTGGAAAAACTACGCCCAAGATTATTTTCATCCTGAGTCTTTGTGCAATCATTAACCTGGATGAAGGGTCGCATTTCTTGATCTCCCTGTCCAAAGATAGAAGCAGATCGATGACCTGGCCAAGAACTGTAGATATCTCTAACATCTTTCCAACGATGGCTAGGTATTTGTCATAAATAGCATCGATTGGGGCCCTGTCAAACTGGCCTTGACGCACATTTGTCATATGAAACTTTACTTCCACACCTTTGCAATACGAGCGGCTATCTTATTGAGCTGTCGGGCTTTTAAAATATTCCCGATGCACTCATCGAGGATATCTATATGATCTCTGTTCCCCTCAATAATTTGGCGCCATAAACCTCCAGCTTTTTTGAAAAGTTTGCATATAGCAAGAATTTCCTCATCATCGATGTCACTCACTCCCCAAATATGAGTCAAGAGTTGTTCTATTACATACCAAGCAGTTGTATCTCTTATTCCAGCATTCACGCAATGCCCGCCTGATAACAGGGCTATCTTCGAGTTGGCCCTATACGCATTCGATCTGGACCGCCATGCATACGATGTCGTATACTATGATACCTATTATATGATGATGGTACAGGGGCTTGCTGAACTGGGGAAATAATGTGTCTAACACTAGTTTCCAGTACGCCAGGATGACTCTTAATATACTCGGTGGCTAGCAATACGCTCCGGACCAAAGCGTCAGACTGATCGTCATGCTTCCCCGCAGACTTCGGGGCTTCAACAACTGTTATATTTTTCCCACCAGACGTTGCCTGAAGTTCGAGCAATTCCGCAATTAAAGGAGAATGCCTCATTGTCGTTGAGTCCGATTCAACCTGCTGAGGAGTAGGATAATCATATAAACTTAGCTGACGACCAAACATGCACATCTTTGTAGTATGAAATGCATGTGATGAATCTGTAATCGAAAAATTTCGCATTTCAAATTGCTTCAGACCACGCCTATGTAATTCTTGTTCAAAAATCGGGCCTGCCCACTGATCGAATACACCTTTCTCTATGTAAAACCTAGTTGATAAATTCTTAAACCATTCTGCAATCTCAATCATATCAAGACGTGTGACACCCTTAAGATTTTTCGCGTATTCGGTCGGGGGAACTGTAAGATGAGGATTTGAATCATACCAACTCTTTCCAGCATACCAAACTTCATGATATGCCAGTTCAATTTTCCCGTCAATAAAATGAACTATAGCTATGGAAGTTCCGTCACGAACAATCCCAAAGTCAACCCCGGCCCAGAATAGCTCTCGCGGGCCCCCACGGATAATTGGACGCAATCCTGGTTTGATACACTCAGTAAGATCTCTTGATTCTTCAATCCACCCGCGAACACGGTCTGAGAATTCGGCTCCATGCTCTGTCATGAATGACTTGGGGTCTTTGTTGAATTCAACTTCATAATAGCTACTATCGAGAGTTGGGTTTACCTCCCAAGTGGGGGCCTGAACCATAAGCATATTTTTAGAAGCAATCCCACCGCTCGACGATGTTTGATACTGTCGGTAGAAGAAACCGTCACGTGCATCTGGAGACGAAATCATAATGGCACGCCCGTCTGAAGGACCAATCGACTTATGCTTGTTCTTCGGATCCTTTGGAGAAAATTGGGCAATGGATGGGTTAATGGCTCTGTAGACCTGTTCAGCTGAAGATTTTCCATCGTCCACGAAGAATGCGATCTCGTCAAGAATATAACAAATGATACCTCTACCTCGCAAACCTTTTGCAATTGAGCTTTTGAACGTGGCCGTGATAGTTGAACGACCTCCCTGACCGTATTTTTGACGGTCCTGGTCGGTTTGAAACCGCATGAACGTCTGGGTCTGATTGGTCATCGATGATTTGAAATAATCGACATTGTCGACATATCCAGACATATCTCCGTAAACAATTGACGCCTGCTCTTTATCGTTGGCAACGCAGAGTACACGAATCTCACTGTTAACAGGGATCCCATAAAATCCTTGCGGGTTCCTACGCCGCAGAAGCTTATAAAGCTCATATGCAGCAATGATGGCGCTCAAAGTGCTTTTTCCACTGCGACGTCCGAGAACCAGGATAAGCTCATGACGAGTGCGAGAATCTTGTACCCGAATGTTGCAACGCCCTTGATCATATAAGTATACTAGATATTGGACTTCTGTAAATTCATGCAACACCTTAGTGTTAAATCTATCAGTTATTTTTATAACTTTCTCTGTATCATCAAGCGGAATGTTATAGTATAATTTAAGGATAAATTTTTGGACAGGAAATAAGCCATTTGGGAGTAGCTTAAAGCGCTCTATAAAATCAGTTATTGACAGAAATTCAACGTTATCCTCATCTTTTTTCCCAACTCTTTCGTCGAGAAAACTGTCGATGACACTTATGAGCTCGCTCTTCTGTTTCTTCTCAGTACTTGGCATATCAAGTCCTTATACCCCATGACGAAGCTTAATAACGTCATCTCTCCCATTTTGATCTTGTAAATGGCGCTTTCTGGCTTCTCACATGTCGCCAAACTTCTTCTTTGGTTCTCTACTCATTGTTTTAATTAAACATTATAGGAAATAGTAGGATTCCATGCCCCACATTTGAATTTTTCTTTTAAACACTTTGGGTAAAAAACTACCGCAAAATTATCCTTATCTTTCTCGAGATAATCTAAATCAAGATAGTCCTCTGACAATTTGAATGCAAGATTGCAATCAGGACATTTGCAATCTATGTAAACGATCTTTTTATTTGTCATATAAACACCCCGCAATGACAAGTGCGTTGATGATTCACAAACTGTCTCTTATAGATAAGTATCTGCATGCCGACAGGTTTATGAAACATTAACATGTTTCATTGGCTTCCATGCGCCTTTCCCATCCAATCATGTCAGCCTTCATCTGCTGAAATACAACATTTATAACTTCTGGAGACACACCAGATTTTTCCATAGCTTCATAGAAAAATTGCATCCATATTTTAAATATCTTTTGAAGACGTGGAGACTTCAGGTCTAAAGTTTCAGCAATGTCCGCTTCTTTTCTACGAATTAATGTTTCGGCCAAAGATTTGAGGCCATTAATACGAGCTACAGTATACTGAGCTGTGTTTTTACCCTCCTTTGTCGCCTTACGGCGTTCCCACTTCAAGTGGGATACTTCCTCTGCTATCTCAGTTAGCAGAACGTCCATGGCTTTGGAAGAACCCTCAGTCATGGCTTTCACTAACGGCTGGTCCTTTACATAGGCTACACGATCCCGCAAATCCTTTTTAATGTCTGCAGGATCTAGTAGTTCTGCCGTTGGGACCTGTCCAGAGGATCCAACAATAAATTCGACGCCAACTTCTTTGGGATCTAGGGTTTTTCCACCAGGAAAAACTATGATGTTCCCATTCTTCTCGTCATCATCAGGTGTGTCACTCATAGGTACATGAAACTGTACCTTATCTTTATTCTGTTACACTGTGATTTTCAAAGCAGATTTCAGGTAGGGAAAGCCTCTTATCCGGCTCCACGACAATGCTAGCTGATAGCTGATACTTTTCAACAGGGTTTTCAACTGGGGTGTCGATCTGAATCGAATTATGTTTTCTAGCCTCTGCAGCTGCAGTAATAACATCCCCTGGGATTTGACGTATGAGATTTTTGGAATATTTTGCACACCAGCCGGGGGCGGTCTGCATTGAACAACCGGTGCATGCTTCCCCAGCCATAACATTTGGAGCTCCGATTTTTCGGAAATGTTTAGCCCCAGCAGAGCACCCTCTGCCATAATCTGGGTATGCGGTTGGATCAACAAAGTATAATCCCTGGATTCCGTCGTTTTTCGCTAGCTCCGCCCCAACCTTTGGGACTTTAACTAGATCACTACGGGAATATCGGGAGAGAATTGAATTTCGCAACGCTTTCCCACTCATTCCGGAATTCATCATATGTGATATACTCTTACGTATTTCTTCTGCGTCAACCGATGGAGTCGAGATCGTTTCCCACTCTGGAATTGTAACCCCATGATGTGCTGTAACACGCGCTCCACCATAAGATACTTGTTGTTGCGCTGGTTTCAGCAAATTCGCCTGAGATACCAAAGCCTGCCAATTTGATTTTGATGGGGCCTTCGATGCGGCGTGTCTGGCAGCTTCAATCGAGATAGCACCGCGGTCTGACGCCCGAAGAAGGGCAGTCACAAGATGTTCTCTTTCGATCTTAGCCTCTTCAACAATCGGAGTAACAGATCTAATCTTAGCACAGGATCCATCTGACGCATCTTTACATTCAGTGCAACATGCAGACCGACGCACAACAAAGTCTGGCGCTGCATCCATTTTAGAAATTAGACTAAGTGTCTTGCTACATCCTCCAAACGCATCCATGTCAATATATGTGTGTCCAAGAATTCCATACATTGATGCAATTTTTCGAACTTCTGGATCCGAAGATCCAGCTATAGCATCCGGGGAACCGCCAAGCATAATGTGTTTAGAAGCGGCAATAAACGCTCGGCTTAATGTTGGCACTTGTTGGGCCGGTTTCGCCAACACGGCAGCCATTTGCTGCTCAGTTACCGCCGGTTTAACTTCTTGGTCTTGATGCCTCAAAGTAAGCCCAGACATATAGTCCCGTTTAAAATTGACTGGACTAGAGCAAAAACCATTCTTCAAAAACCGCTTCCGATCTTCATCGGACCCGTGGACAGCTGCCCCCAAGCCTTGTTTGTCTACCCTCCCCTGGCTGGCGAGCTGGACAGCATAATGGGCAAAATTTTGCCTATCATATGGAACATGTTCGACAAGTCGCTTGTGGAGGTTTGAACACATTCCGCCACGATTGTGTACGCATCCAGTGCATTCTTGTTTAGTTAAAACAAATTTTGCACTTTTAGCTCGAGATGCAACAAACCTCTTGTCGTCACTATCTTGAGCGCATCGGGGAAAATGATGAGCGTCAATATATACGTTCCCAATCAGTCCTCGCTCTGTTAAAATAGTCTCAATCCCGCTCGAAGCATCCCGGATCTGGGACGGTGAAAACTCAAGCCTGAGTTTTTCCCCTATTTGGCGAGTGGAAAGACCTGATATCAGGTACCCAGCAACACGGTTCACAATCTCTTTTGCCATATTTCTGGCTGGCGTTCCGGGTGGATCAAGAGGATTAGTGTTCACCATCGTATGAGGCCGAAGAGGAATCAACGACGGAACGTTCCCATCATTGAACGTCAAAGCACGTTGAAGCTCTGGAATAACATCGAGATTTTGCTTAGGTAAAGCCTCGGCTTTATGATAATCGTCTGGGTCTACGTCGAGCCATGACAAATCTGATAATCCAACATTATGGAGGACGTTGGAAATATCGCCAAGACCTGACTTCCCAAACTCTATTTTCTTAGCCATCTTGGAGACCTCTTACCATTTCAACGACAGAATCGACCCTGTCGCCACATTTCTTAAGCACGTCATGAGCACTCTGACTGGATGTCATGATAGAAGCAATCTGCTTCCGAATCTGAGTTAACTTTTCAAGCGATAAAGTGTGAAAATCTGTCGAAGCAGTCTTTGTTGACACTGGAAACTGATCAAGAACATCGGCTACGTGGACCCCATGACGGTGCTGAAGACACCTGATAATGTCTGACGCCAAATACTGATGATACCCGTTTTCCTGCAAAAAGGCCATGACATGACGCCGGGTGACTCCGCTCTTACCAACCTTCTTCAGAAAGTCAGAGGTGAGCGTTCCGATCAGTTCAAGGTTGGTAGCCGTCTTCTTCATGTTCAGCCCTCGCGCTGTAAAACGTTCACGCGCTGACGCGCCAATCGGAACGCTTGTGTACTTATCAATTTCTTCAAGAGAATTATCCATCACCGGGAATGACATAGGCTGGGCCACATCGTCTAGTTCCCAGTTAGACCAGGCGTTTCCATACGCCCCAATAAGTTTGTCTAGTGTTTCTTCATTCTTTGAAGGCCCCGGCAAAGCCGTTTCCCCGATTTTCGTCTTGTCATAGTAGTCAGACCTAGCCGGCGGATTTGATTCGTCATATGGAAGCTTTGCTTCGGCTACTGACTTAATAACAGGTTGGATGATGCTATCTTCTGGTTTCTTCTTATAACGAACGGGCCTGTCACTATCACCCGGAAGAGCAGAGGAACTGCATCTTCCGGCGTCGGAAACAGGCGAATAAACATCCCCCCTGTCAGGGGCGTCCGGGTCATGCATCCTGCTTTTATATTCCTTTTGAGAGGGAAGCGATTCCCCCCGAGCTTCAAAGTCTCCTTCGTCTTTATATTCGCTCTCAATTGCCCCATCATAAGTCCCATAACCAAAGGTGTTCACCTTCCGGTTCAGGGTATCAGTTGTGGGGAGCTGTGATGGCATCAGATTTTAACTCCATCCCAAAGAGAAACAGAATTAATCTCCAGTTCCTTTGGTTCAATGCCAGGAGGCATATCAGGTTCACAATTAGCTTTCATCCATTCAATGTCAGATTCTGATACACCCAATCCATACCAGTTCATACTCTTTCGATTATCAGAACCGGGAAGCCAAGAATAATTCTCCGAACGCGGTTTGACACTAGAGGACAGTCTATAGTCATCACCATCAGTTGGATATATTGCAAGCGGGAACGGCCTAGCATCAAGCAATAATTCTTGTTCTTCCATAGGATTTTGACAAGGACGGCCAGGGTATGAGCAACAATATGCATCTTCGATAATCTGGTCCTCGATGTCAATTTTATCAGGGTCAGCTGGGCCAAGTTTTGGCATCCGGGTGCCTGGAACGTCCCAGTCAACTATATTTGGTTCACCACCTTGAAATGGAAGTTCGTCAAGTGCTCCCCCCGCCACCTTAGCAGAAGCTGTTCGAGCTTTATCAAGCATTTTTTCAAATGCAATAGCATAACGGTCATATTCGTTAACAGACGATCTACGTGAAACATCCGGAAGAAGCTGTGTGTCAGGCTCTTCTGATTCTTCAACTTCTCCTTCGTCTTCAACTTCTGGGTTCTCGGCTTTTGGATTTATAAGCGGTTCTTCTTCACCTTCATCTTCAAATTCTTCTTCAACAAAGCCTTCAGGGTTTTTCTTAACATCATGGGCGTCAGAAACGATACCTTCAATTTTTGCTTCATCTTCAACAGATGCCCAGTGTTCACCATTGATTTCATCATGAACTGTGTCAGTGAACGACGATAGAAGTTCAACTGTCGTGGATAGACCACCTCGCATTTCTTTAATACTTTGAATATACCCTCTCCCGCCGAGAAGCCCATCCGGACTAAATTCAGATGATGACATTTTTGAGAAGATTCTAAGAGCAGCTAATGCATAACCATGCGCTCTTTGACTTGCCCACAAAATCTTAGCAAGATCTCTTAAGGAGTCAGGAGTCCATTTAAACCCCTTCACGCGCACATCACGCCGAACGGGACCTTGATCCTTAACGAATTCAATCTTCCCGCCAACACGCACATTGTGCGACTGACCGGCGACGCGTCTAGCAATGGTATACAACTGTTGCTCATTCATGTGAGTCAGCCTTTCACAGGACCGTCATCATCGTTTACGAGACGCTCAATAAAATACCCATCGTCGTCATGGCCAAGACGCCAGAAATCTTTCTGTGAAATTCTAACAAGCTTATCATCAGATACAACTTCAAATCCAGCAAGCTGTTGCAGACCAGAGATTCTTACGCGACCGGAAGCTACCTTAGTAGGTTTTTCGTTCACGAAAAAATCGTCTATTGAACTCGACGAAAACCTGATATCTTCGATTTTGAAATTACTCATAGTCTACCTTATTGTCAGTATCTGACAACAAGTTTATCAAATTTTGTACATCAAGGGTCTACGGTCCAACTGTTAAAACAACTCTGATATCAACTGGGGAGTTTGAAGCGTTTTGTGAGGACAGTCTAATAATTTCAGTATAATCCCCTAGGCCAAATGGAACAGCTGAACCCACAACGGATAGTGTAAAAGTTGTAGTCTGTCCAGTTGTAAGTGGGCCGGCAGACTCTGGGCTCAGAGATAGCCACGAAACTTGAGAAACCTTAACGGCCGAAACACTCAAGAAAGATGTGCCGGGACCACTATTTGAAACAATCAGATTTTGTACGACTGGAGTTTGATTGATTATAGACCAAACCATTGATATATCCTGTGTATTTACACTAATAGCCGGACGTGGAATAACAACAACAGAGACAGATACGGTTATAGCCGTGGATGGGTCATTTATATCACGGATGACAATATTTCCATTATATGGAGACTGAGTTGCAAGCAGAGAAGTGGGAACTAAATCGAAGCTAAAAGTTGCTGTTGTTCCTTTAGAAACACCAACAGACGATGGCGATAGAACAGTTAACCACGGAACATCAGGGACCGCAGTAACAGATAAGAAAGACCCAAAGCCTCCGTCATTCCTAACTTGAATAGATCCAACATTCCGGCGAGGGTCCCCCTCTGTGATTCCAATAGCGAAAGATGTTTGAGTCGACAAGAGTGCCAGTCTAGGCTTCATCTGATTTCTAACATCAGAAATGGACTGAGCCATAGCTTCGACCACATCAGACGGTAGAGGAATTGCAGCCTGGTTCATTGGCCCATATGGGGTCACAATGTCTTGAACCTGATAAATCTGTCCGGGTCCATTCAGACTAGTAGCGCCTACGGTCCATCGCCATGTTCCGCTGGTAGAGCTTATGCTGAATGTAAACCCCCCGCCGGTTGGTATAGAGGCCATGCTCTAACACGTGATAAAGGATTCAGCAATTTTGGGTGTCTTCAAGTAACGCACAGGCCGGGTAAACACAAACAATTTCAACCTGCGTCCACTTGCAAGATTTATCATTGATGTAAAGTGCATATATTGAACCATGAATGAACATTATACTATCTATGACGCCGGGTGGATTATGGCCAAAAATTTATGGCCAGAATACCAGGTATCAATCTTATGCAAGGCTGAAGTGGGTAAAAACAAAAAAGGTATTGACGCGTACTTTGACGCTTATAGAGCACTAGAATATGAAGGTCTAACGTACAATAAGATAGATACAGATCATATATTTCTATATGATGATGGAGAACAAGAGCCTTTTTTGATTTTTGAAAGATCTGACGGGAGACGTATGGCTGTATGGGTTAGCAGTCTAACTTTGGACAGTTTGTCGAAAATAGATGATTTTATTGCAATCGAGTCCATAATATTGGAATGAGAGCGAAGCTAATGCTCGTAACAAAGGGCCGATTCAGCGGCATGGGAAAAGGCGCCCGACCCAAAACTGGCACGATGAATATGTAGAGCAACTATCCGCCGATGCTCGGCCGGGAGCGTATTCAAGCATCGGCGGATAGTGTCGACCATGCGTTGCACATCCTTACCGCAAGTTCTCACCTCACAAAGAAGCGCGTCCATCTTGCCACTTTCGGTGAAATTTCTTACCGCTTCACCCGCGTTGTCATCGATCGGTTTGTTTAAGAGCCTTTGTTGCCAAAGATAGGTTGTTGGCATAGTTAATCCCCAGTTTTAACATTAGGAGTGTGGTGTATTCCACGACATGGTTAACCACATCATAAAGAACTAAAATCTGGTCCAGTAACAATTTTTGGCTCTAAAACCGGTGACGCCATAGGAACATTTTCATGTGGATCTGATGGAATAGACCAGTCAACCTGGTCAATACAGCACTCAGCTAAAAAACGATTAGCTCTGCTAAAAGGCCTGGATCCAAAAAATCCGCGACTAGCACTCATTGGAGATGGATGAGAACTCATAATCAATATGTGCCGGCCATTTATAGATCCAGCTTTGCTTTGTGCATGTCGACCCCATAAAACGAAAGCCACGGGTTGTCTACGAGCACTAAGGATATTTATGACAGTATCCGTGAATGTCTCCCAACCCTTTCCCACATGAGACATGGGCTTCCCAGCGCGAACAGTCAGTGTTGTATTTAGAAGAAGTACACCACGACAGGCCCAGGCAGTTAAACAGCCATGTATCGGTGGTGTGACCCCGATATCAGACTTCAACTCTTGGTATATATTAACTAGGCTAGGCGGGATGGGAGCCCCAGGCCGGACGCTAAAAGCTAAACCATGCGCTTGTCCTGAGCCATGATAAGGATCCTGTCCAAGAATAACAACTCTCACACAGTTCAATGGAGTTTCAAACGCTGCAAGCATATGTTGATGGGGTGGATAAACCTGATAAACCCGCCGTTCATCACGAATAAATTGTTCGAGCTGTTGAAAATACGGTTTATATAACTCTTCAGACAGAGCTTCTTTCCAAGTTTCATGCATAAGGAACACTACATCTACTAGATTAGTATGCTACAGTTGCTTCGTACGTCGATCAAGACGAAATTTAATTATATATCGGAAATTCGAAAGATGGTCAAGTAGTGCCCGAAATGAAGATCATTTTTCTCGATATAGATGGAGTGATGAATTCAGGCCTCTACATTGACCCCTTAGATAAAGGGTCAATGCTTGTTGAGGAACACATGTCCATACTAAACCGCATAGTGCTACATCCAAACGTCGGCGTTGTAATAACATCAGCGCATCGGCTTGGACGATCTTTAAAAGATCTGTCAGAAGAATTTCGTGAGGCCGGGTTCATCGGGAATATCGTCGGAAAAACACCGAGCCTAGGGGCTGGACGTCCAATCGAAATAGCTGTCTTCCTCGAAAGTCACCCATCTGTTGATTCGTACGTCATTCTGGACGATATGAACAACATGGGGAATTTATCTAATAAACTGGTGTGTACATATCCGACAGGCCTAAAGTCGGAACACATCGAGCCTGTATTAGCTCAACTTGGCTTATGCTAATCCAATTCGTCAGTTTCCAACTTCAGAAAGGCTGACATCTCCTACCGGACTCTATCTTCATCGCGTTCCTTGGGTTCTTTTCATCCGTCAACAGCTCATACGTTTCCCAAGCAAGCTTCGTGAATGCATCATGCCAGTCATACGCCCAGTTATTCATATTTTCAATCATAGTATTTGGATTAAGAATCTCCTGCCTGGAAACCCTGTCAATTTTAGACTTGACACTTGATAAGTCAGCGCCAGGAAACCTTTCCTTGACCTGCTTCAACAGAGAATTAATATCAGCTAGTAATTCGTTCTTCAAAGACTTCAGACGCCTAATTATGAAATCTGACAGATCATATATAGATCCATGCAGCTGTTGTATGAACGCATCATGCTTTTGCATGAGCTGTTGAAATGATTCCTTGAGAGTTGGATCTAGTATAAGAAGTTTTTTAATATCCTGCTGATCCACATGATCAAATGCGCGACGAGTCCCAAACGCAACACGTCCCGCAATTCGCGCAATATTCATGCCAATCAGTGATCATAAAAACTAGACGGTCAGGATATCATGGTTGCTTGATATTTCGATCAAGACGAAATTTGGTTTTTGATTTCCCGAATGCCTTCACATATCCAAATTTCAGTGCGTATTCCGCTTCTTTGAGACCATTTCTTTTAGCATGATCATATAATGTCTTTTTGTGTATCACAAAACCATCTGGACTAATGTAATGGTAGTCAGCTGGAACAGTGTGAACCTGTTTCCAATTTGCTGCCTTATAAATTGTGCCAATGTGTCCAAACGTAGAATCAGAAAAACTAATTAAAGAGTTCACATCTGGAAAAGTCATAAACACTTGTCTTGTACACCGAGATATAAACCATGATGCTAAATTTTTCTTCTGATAATTTGGATGAATACAGAATCTGTCTAACTCTAGCACTTGTTTAGCAAACAAACCCATAGATGTGGCGGATTCATTTCGCATTGGAGAACAAAACTTGCATACACCAATAAGTGTGTCCTCGAGGAAAACCCCATAAACTACTTTCGCAGACCTTCCGAATCCTGCATAATGGAATGACTGCAAAAATTCTTCGGCATGGGAATAATATGACTTATCAACTACCACCGACATATCCATCTGCCTAATACTTAAATCATCAAATAAGAAATCAGTCTGATGATCCGTTCCGTTATCATCATTCTCAAACAGTGCGTTAATCAGCTTATGACGAATCAAATTTGGATTGAGAAAATCCCGCTCCCACAAGTATAAAACACGATATTCCGGAAAGTAGTTGTCAATATAACTAAACTTGGCAGCGTCTCGATTTTTACGTAAAGAATGCCAATACTCTCCATTGCATTCAATTAGAATGTTGTGTGTTGGGATCAACAGATCAAATTCGAAATACCCAACAACATGATGGCGCACATATGGAATTTTAAGAGTGTCAAGCAAAGTTTGGGTAGTACGCTCAAGAATACTATCCTTCCCATTGGCAAGCATGTTTGCCCGACTGACAGCCTGCTTCTCTCTAAAAGTATCGTCATTCCATCTCTGTTTAGATAAAGCTGAGACACGAGCCCTGTAATCTGGATTTTCCCAAGCCTTCTTTATTCCATCGACAATAGCCTTCCTGACTGATGGGTTATTCCATTGTAATTTTGCATTTTCAGATTTTAAAGCACACAGTGCAGGGTCGGCTGCGGCTCGAGCCTGCTTATCTAAATATTCCGGATTCTTCCATAAAGCGGATACTTTAGATGATATTTCTTTCCGCAACTCTGAATTGTTAGCCCAAAATTCTTTTATCGACTCGGATATATGTTGACGGTATTCCGGGTCTTCAAACCTTTTAAGGGCAAGCTGCCGTTGCAATTCTACGTGTTCAGCTGAAGCTTTAACAGTACGTTGACGCTCAACATATTCTGGATTTTGCCACATTTTACGAGCGGCATCCATACGAGCTTGCTTTACATTAGGATCATCAATAGCACGCTCATATTTAGCCCTAAATTCACTGTCTTCCCATAGTTTTGTGATTGTAGCAGAAGCCTGCTGCCTCTTTGCCTGATCGTCCCAAGCCTCTTTAGAAGCATTTGTTAAGTGTTGTCTGAAATCATCATCAGACCACATACTCTTGGAAATCTCGGACTGGCGTTCTCGCCGCTCTGGTGACCATGACTGAACTATTCCATCACGGTGCTTCTCTTTATAAGCTGCGTCTTGATGTTTCGCTTTCATTCCACATGATAAACATCTATAATGCCCAACACGTTTCATTGTGCGGAGAATTGAGCTGATTTTTAGTTCAGCTTCAGCACCACAAGGGCAGACGACTGTTATGACTGAATTTCGGTTATAAGGAGGAGAACCCGAATTTTTAATAATTGAAACATGAATGCCAAATTCTTCTAAATTTTTACTCATACATATGTTACATCAAACAAATATAAATTTCCGCGTTATTCAATTGTAACAATTTGTGCATCACCACGGTCAACAAATTGAGGGAGCTGCACCTCGTGCAGTATGTTAAAGTGTTTGTCGCTTATGGCGAAGAATACAGTCCAGTATTTGGCATATCTGGACGTGTTGATCGCCTCGTTAATAATCTCATTGATTTTTCTACGAGCGTCCTCACAGTCCAAATCTATTCCGTCTTTACGCATATACATCTGTGCTTTAACTTGCTCTTCGCGGGCTTCTTCAGAAATCAATTCTTTGATCTTGGCCAATGAACGGAAAAAACGGTGTCTAACTCTCCCCTGAGTCAGATTCATCTGTTTAGCAATTTCAGACTGACATGTGGTTTCATACATACGCCACATAATCTCTCGATCTTGATCCACAAATTTTGGGCCAAGCTCAAGCTCAAATTGTTCATGAACTAATTCAGGAATGGTTCGCAAAAATTGGATACGTCGGATACCGCGATGTAACCTATACGACACGGCTGCTTGAGTAATACGAAATAACTTAGCGATCTGCTCCTGTTTCATACGATCTCTGTAATATAAGGTAATGAGGTCCGCCTCCCTCGCTGGGATTCTGTCCAAGTACCCCCCTATTAAATTAAAGTTTGGAAGAGAAGCTTCACTTATTTCCTCTTCATCATCCGGGGCAAGATTTTGTTCAATAAGTTCGTCAATATCCAGTTCATCACCGTTCCATCCCAGTCTGTCACGGTTACTGAATCTGGTAGACAAGTCATTTGGATCTTGTACTAAAATGTAGTTAGACATTTCTGAATACCAGCTTGGGTTTTTGTTGGTATAAAGTATGTATATGTATCAGTATTATGTATCGAGACTCACATGAAGTGAGGCCGTTTACTGACACAGTACCAGTTTATTTATTCAAATAACATCTTTGGGAGCAATAATAATCAAACGGCGTCTGGTTAAATCAGTCTGCTGAGGCTCTTTAAAATCAAACCAAACACGATCAAATGTGTCTAAAGGGATTCGACTGAAACGTTCGTCTTTTTCAGGGTCAACTATGTAAATATACTTGTTATCCATTCCAGCAACAACTGAAAAATGCCCCTCATCGGTCGACCACCAGTTAACGATCACCGGAAGACCTAGATCAAGGTATCTTCTCAAATCATCAAAATCAGCATCATCATGATAAAATCCACCAAGCCCGATAGCTTCAGCAGCCTTAACTAAGCCAGGAGCTTCAACACCCTCTTCAAAAGTTGAACCGGATAAATTTATTAGTTTTTCCTCCGATATATTTCTCCCCCAGTAGGAAAGAACAGCTCTCAAGGCTGAGACCCCGCAATAATTAGGGGACTGTTTATAATGGGGTACGGGTAAAACTTTAACCGATACTCGCCTCATGCTGACCTAAATTATAAAGGCTATATGGTAGCAGTCCAGTCATTGTCAAAAATCTGCGCCGGAACATCTGCTACAATCAATTTGTTGCTACTTGGCAGAAGAAAAGATAAATCCAACATTATATCTAGAGTTTTAGCAAGTTCATTGGCCATCTCTAAATCTTGCCCCATGCGTAGTGGATTAAGGATAATATCATCCTTAAGTCCAACAAGTTCCCAGTTAAGCTTTAATCTATCAAACATTCCTCTAGCACGCTGCCTCTCTAAATCAGAGAAACCAGGCCAGTCCATATTTTTCAGTTCATCAAGCGTCAAGGTTTCCGACTCAGAAATAACAGCGGCAACTTTTTTACGCAAACGCGGTATGCCTGGAATGGTATCGGACTGGTCTCCGCATAAGGTTTTAAACATACGAACACCGGTCGCAGGCACTGCTGGGTGTTTGCCTTTCTGCAGAGTAGACCAATGTTTTTCTGAAGCCTCAGCGTCCAAAATTCTTGATCCAGAGCTTCCCGGCCTATACACGACAACTTTAGGATTAACTAATAACTGGAAAAAATCTTTGTCAGACGATATAATTATGTGAATGTCGTCTGGGTTAGCCCGAATGAAACTAGCTATAAGATCGTCAGCTTCCTCGTACTGATCCGAATAAATTGTCGCACCCATAAGCTGCATAAAATGCGTTAGTACATCTATTGCGGATGTAACCCTTTTTCCTCCAGGTAAATCCATCTCAAATTGTTCAGCACTAACTAAAGACGGACGTGGCTCATCTCGTTTTTTATAGTTCGGATCAATAGTCCTACGTCGGGCCGGATAACCGTCCATAAACATTGATAACGAATCAAAACAGCCAATCGATGGAAGCCAATCGGCCAAAAATTTAAGCGGACCGTAAATTAAACCTGTTGGATGTCCAGAACTTGATCTTAGCTGTTTATCCAGGTCCGGAGCTATGAAAACATGAAAAGCTCTATGTAGGATATTTCCACCATCAATCAATATATGTTTTTTCATTGTTACTGAACTTTTTGAAGATATATAACCGGGAAATCTATTAGCATAAGTTTAGATCTCTGACTTACATCAACAAGGACGGTCTCCCCACCTTCATGAATCATTCTTACCGTACCCCTTAGATTTTTAAATTCACCCCTGATAACGCAAACCTTGTCTCCTACAATAAATTGACATACATTCAAATCTTCCACACCTTTTCGCAAAGGAGCCAGTGTGGAGTCGTCAACTAGGGAGTAGACTATCGTTCCCCTTTCATGAGAGCATAACACCGTGCTAAAATACGACATATCTTGAAGCTTTAAGTATGGAATCCCATCTTGATATTTAACAAAAATATATCCATCCATATAAAAAGCCGTATGGGACTCATCCCTGGCCTGCTTTGAGACAGCAGGAACGAATACTTCAACGTCTCTTCTAAGAACCCGTCTTACAGCGGTTGTAATGGTTTTAACATTAGTTTCACGTTCACCGGCGGCTGAAAGCTCAACTACAACCCACTTATCCTTAGGCATTTATAACTTTACGATCTAACTCGCGTGACGTGGTCCCATCCTTTTTATAAAATCACGCGCAAACTCTCGATCAGACATAGGAATTAGATCCGGTTTAAATTCTATAATATTTGGCTCAGGTTCTTTGGATTCTATAATAGAAGAGGTCCCTATTTTTGTATCAAGAGTCGTCAATTTTTCACCATAAGAAAAATTGACCCCATCAACTTCTACCTGAATTTTTTCAGGTACCGAATTAGCAATTGTGGGGGTTTTTGTAGTGTCCAAAACAGAGGCAACTGAGGACGGGGCGCCCAATGTTTTAGTAACCGGAGTTTGACTAATTTGAGTTACAACAGGTGGTGTATAAGTCGAATTTAGATATGTAGTAGAAGTTGAAATCAAAGCTGACAAGATCCCAGCACCTGTCGGCCTCTCTATCATTCCAATTTGTCGAGCAAAATCAGACCATCGACGAAGACGTGTTTGAAAGAAAGTTGTTGAGATTGGGTAAGATGGACCAGCCCCAACATCAACACGTAAACCACTCGAAACAGCCAAAATCATCGCATCCCGAACCCATACCGCACCTTCACGATCAACAAGTGAATCGAACATTTCGATCGCCAATTTTGGCTGATCGTCTATACGTGCCAAAATTTTGTCCACTAATTCATAACTGTCAAAACGCAGAAATTTTCTTGCGGCCTGAATATCCACGGGTCCACTAACAGAAATTGTTTCCACAGCCCTATAACATATCCTAGGACAATTTTTCGACAATTGTGCGATCAAACGCAAAGCAGATTGGTCATACTTAATTTTCTCCAATTCACAGATTTGTGCAAGACGGGCAACCATTACATCAATTGATGGAGCTGACACTGGGTATTCTTCAACGCGGGATCTGATGGAATCTCTGATCTTGTGTGGCTCAGTTGTGCACATTATCATGATGATGGAACGGTCTTCTACCGCCTTCAACATTGCATCCTGTGCTGCCTGCGTCAACCTCTGAGCCTCGTCAAGAATGTAAATATTCCCTATCCCACCCGGGACTTCATACTCCGAATCGTGGATCATGCCACGAATTTTGTCAACGGTTCCCTGGGAAGCAGCATCAAGCTCTTCCACAGCCACTGAGTTTTCATTCAAAACTGCAGTGCAAGCACCGCAGTTTCCACATGGCTCTCCATCCAATTTGTCAACGCACACTGCGGCCATGGCCACAATTCTTGCAAGAGTTGTCTTTCCTGTACCCTTTGGACCCCCGAAAAGCATTGACTGCTCAGTCAAAGTTCCAGTGTGACTACGCTTGAGCAAAAGCTGGACAACACCTTCGTTCCCAAGAACTTCAGAAAATTTCCGTGGTCTATATTTTAGATCGAGTCTCATGGAACTCCAGGGATTCTACTGATTGTTACCTGTAACACTTGAGACAAATCTCACTAAATATGTTCAGGGTCCAAAAAGATCCTTCGGATTGGTCTATCAAGCCTGAATTTCGTTTTTTCTTTACCCATAACTCGGTTATACCCGAATTTTTCTGCATAGTCACGTTCTCGCATCCCCATGCGAGAGGCATGACCATACAACGTCTTTTTGTGCATCATCCATCCATCCTGATTTACATAGAAGTAGTCTGGGGCAATTACTGAAACCTGTGTCCACCCACAAGACATGTATATTGTGCCACGGTGTCCATATGTTGCATCTGCAAATGAAACCAGAGTTTCAACTTTAGGATAGACGCTAAAAATTGTTTTGCAACATCTACTAATAAACCAAGAAGCAAAATTTTTCTTATGTCGATTTGGATGAATGCACATTCTATCAAGTTCCAAAACTTGACCAAATGATAATCCCATAGAAGTCGCCACCTCTTTACGAATCGGCGCAGAAAATTTACAAACAGCGATTAACTCGTCGTCGAGAAAAGCTCCGCATATGTGCTTCGCTGCACGGCCGAACTGCCCATAATGAAATGACGACAAGAACTGTCGAGCTGCAGAAACTTCAACGTTCCGAGTCACTATATGCGAAAAATCAAAATCGTTAAAGTTAACACTATCGAGAGTCCCATATATTACTTGAGACAACTTTTGTCGAATGCATGCTGGGTTCAAAAAGTCTCTTTCATGAAGATATAGTATCTTAAGGTCTGGACGCGCCTTTTCTGTATACGAGAATTTCGACGCGTCGGCACGCTCAGCTTTTGGCCGAGCATGCCAGTATTCACCTTGAACTTCAATCACAACGCCATGATCGGGTAGTATAAAATCAAATACATATGGTCCGATGGCCACTTGCTCTTGATACCGTATACCCATAGAATCTAAGAGATTACCGGTTACTAGCTCCAAACTGGAACGACGTTTACCAGACAAGAATTCAGACCGCATTTTAGAGAAATCGGTCCTGAATTTCTCGTCCTTCCATGGTATTTTTCCAGCGTCAGACAACTTCTGACGATATGCTGGATCCTCGAGCAAGGATTGTAAAACTTGCCTGAACCCGGTATTCTGGCGTGATCTATACTCTGGATCTGACCATAACGATAAAGCCCGCTGTCGTTTCCGATCTCTGTCTACAGAACTGGCCAGCTTCTGTCGCATTTCCGCCCCCCAATCAGATTGCCAACGCTCTAACATAAATTTGGACAATAGTGGGGCGTTTTTCGCGTTGGAAGCCGTTATTCGTTTACGAAATTCATCATCAGACCAAAGCTGACACATAGCTTCTTTAAATTTAGCAGAGAATTGATCATCTTGATGTTTGTCGAGCATAATTTCGGACATCACTAAGCGATGATGTGGAGTCGCCCACATTTTACGACTCCTTAGACTTTGTCTCTCCTTTGCTTCAGGTTCAGCCCAGTATCGAATACATCCAGAGGCCTGACGTTTTCGATATTCAGGGTCTTGCCATCTATCCCGAGAAGATTCAGAAATCGGCGTAGCTTCACTGCGTCTACACTCTGCGCACAGGCAATTTCCAAAGGATCGAACTGCGCGCTTTACACATCTGAATGTCGTGATACGTTGTTTTTTACAGGATGGACAAGTTGTGAAGACCTTCGATTTGTCCGTTACTGGTCCAAACTCAGCTAGCGTGTCGGGGAGGTCTATATACGCCTCAAAATCCATGCAGGAACTTTACTTATTTACCAGACACTGCCGTATTTCAGAAAGGCTATCATTCCAACATCCATGGCGCTCAGCCACCTCTGGAAATTCCTGAACCTCGGGTGGCCTTAGGCTCCACTTCATCTCTCCAGTTTGCTCATCTTCGGTACCAACGCACTTACTAAGTAAATGATCCACAAGTGCGCAACGTTGACTTGGCTGGAGACCGTTCCAACAGTCCAAAGCAATTTCAATCACAAAATCAGACTCTGTCAAAAATTTCACCCACCCACTCGGCTTGTAGATCTTTCCAGGAACTGGTCTTCCACCGGATTTTACCGCCTTATTACGACAAAGAAACTGGAATCTAGCAGTAGCTAACTCTGGATGGTATTTTGGAATGAGATTGTCAGCAACATCCTTGGAATTATCATGATGATCATGCAAGATCGGTTCAGGCTTAAATTGAGTCGACTTCTTCTTTGATTGATCCATTACAACCTCCCAATCAGGTTCGAAAAAACCTTGGTAAACCGCTTATCCCCAAGAGCCTTCCAGACTTCATTTACATCTTTACACCTCTCACCTTTAGCATTTTTGATATCATATTTAACATCTCTAACAGAAGGCCCTCCGGACATTTTCAAGCACATGGTGTCAACACCGTCACGCCCAGCTCTATCCATATCCAAAATCAGCACTACCTCGTCAACAAACCTTTTGAAGAATCTGGTTTGACCGTAGCCAGACGTATTGGTGGTTAGTCCCACAGCATTTGGTGCCACAAGCCGCTCGAAAACCAAATGATCAAAAGGGCCTTCCGTCACAAAGACCTGCTTCCGAGCCCATATAGTATCCATATTTGGCGCGACGCCGAAAAAATACCCTTCTGGCCTTCTGGCCAAAGAAAAAGAGTCGAACTGCTTGCCTGTTATCGAACGCGTTTGGAACCCAACGACGGCCCCGGAATAGGCCGTTAAAGGCATAACGACACTCCCGATGTTTTTTCGACCAACTAACTGAGTCTTCTTTTGTCCTTCATCCCCATCCCAAACAGATGACCACCGAATCATACGACACGTGTCACACCATTTATGATGAGCATCCCTGTTATTGCAGACATTGGAGTGCGCTGGATCGGAAGATGGATCGGGAATAAAATCACCAATAACATACCCAATTCTATGCTTAATCCACTGGTCCTTAGAAACACCACGACTCAAAAGGTATTCTTGCGCCGTGTCAACCTGCATTAAACCAGAGTGGGCCCATTCAACAAATCGGTCCACAATTGTCATGTGCAGAAAGCCATGCCTTTCTTCACATTGTGTAAGAGCAATGACACAGCCCCATTCAGAAATCGAGTATATAGCCCAACCATGTCTGGCTTTGATAAGAAGCAAACAAAAGAAACTGGCGCAAAAATTATCCGACAGTGTTTCCCATATCTTAGGACACCTTCATCATTTCCACACCCAAATGTTCTTTCAATTTTATCCTGGCCCCAAGAATCCGGGCAAAGACATACATGCGGTTGTACAGGAACACAGCTAGTTTTTTTAATATAACTGAAAGCTGCCTTAATTTCCTGTGACCCGAAAACATTTGGCCATTTTTCCGCTATAGAAAGATTCAAAGCGGCATTCAACATCGGGGCTATTAGCCCGTCAATCTTTATCAAATCATACTTAAAAACACCAATACGGATGCGATTGTCCCCAGTAAGTTTTCGAGAAATTAAAAACTCCCCTGCACTATTTGACACAATGGACGGTAAGAACTCCGGTATAGCCGGAACTTCAATAATCAATGGGGCCGCTGTCTCACTCCTAGATCTATGCAAGTCATTTTCCAGAATTTTCGTCATCAACATGTCACCATAAATCTCCGGGAATGTCTTGCTCTACCTTTCCAGAAAGCAATTTTGGCTTGTGCAATCTATGTTTAACACTGTCAATCCATAGCAATAGTTTACTCCACACCGATAGCCTGTCCAGATGGATTCTATGATCGATGACCCACTGTAGAGCAGCTATATCTTTATAGTTATCATACACATATTTATCATCAGCCATGAGCGCATTAAATTCTCCGATAGTTTCAGCTTCGGTTCTCTTAGACTGAAAAAACCTGCAGCCTTGGGCCATTTCATCACTGTCGCATATATCCCCCGGCCATTCAGCCGGGTTATCAGCCCCATACATACACAAACGAATCTTCTGATCAGGCTGAATTACAACAAGAGATGTTACAGTACGTGGGGCACGCTCAAATTCTGCAGGAATCTCAGCTTTTCTGGGTTGTGGAGTGTGTTCATGGTTAAACACGCAATTGTCTGGTTTCTTGCCTCTGGCAAGAAGACAATGCTTACGCAGGTACCTGGACCTGAGTTTATTCAGGCGTCGTAGAATTTCGTCTTGTGATTTCACGTGTCACCCATAGACCTACGCTTGTATAGCTTAAGGGTCCCCTCTTTTCGACCTTCATAAGCTGTATGGGCGTGATTTAAAAATTCTTCGTTATGCGTCACCATCAAAATATTTATCCCGGTCTGTTCTGACAACTGTCGCATGAACGACGCCGCAGCCGGAACATATTTGTTGGCAAGCGCATGCATTGACTCATCAAGCAAAAGTAAGTTCCCCATGCCAAGTCTGGACATAATGGCAAGTCTAAGAATCAAAGAAGCAGTCAAAACAGCACCCCCTCCAAAGGAGGACATCGGATCACCTTCAATCCCTCCGTCTTCTATTGCAAACCGCATGAATAACCGATTAAATTTCATCTCTTGTTTAATTTTAAAGGTTAAAACCTGATCATGAATTATATGCTGAAGACCTGTTGTTACCAGGTCACTTATTGCTCCAACATTCTGTCGTAAAGAATCATCAAGCCATTCCTTAAACACATCAGACGATCGTTGTAGTAGGTCTGACCGCTTTTTCAAATGATCAGCACGAGATTTTGAAGTCTCAAGCTGAGTCTGCAGTACGCTTCTGTACGCGTTAAGCTTTGCAACACCAGCCTGTATTTCTTCAAGTTTACTCATCTGCCCCTCATTGTATGCAAATAATGGTAAACCTGCATTATGTCTTCATTTACATTTGACATTTCCAAAAGTGTTGGGTGATCCGGATGACCAAATCTCATGAGAATGTTGTCAGAATCCAAATGACTGGTTATTGATCGCAAATATTTTGCTGGCATATCAGCCTTAAAACCAGTTCCTCGGTTAAGGGAAACAGGAATGCTAAATATTTCTCCTCCGTTCGACATCTTCATTTCTCTCCCGTTTACTTCACAAGATAGTCTTTGAGTTCCGTTAAGAGCAGCGAGGGCCCATTCGAGGCCATCAATGAGGTGACTTCTATTGATCAGGATTTCGATCCCAAAGTCCTGTGTTGGAGCAGCAAAGCTTGAACCAGAATAGGCAACTCTCCCCATAACAAAGACAGATTCTGTCTCCAAATCCACTACATAAAGACGATTCTTGTCATGATATAGCCCAACATTTCCAGATAGCTTTGAACAGAAGGACCTGATCAACGGAATGTCCGACCCAACAATCGAAATATCTAGTGCCATTCCATCAAGTTTGACCATAGACGCGTGGTATCTGGCATTTGATGAGGCGCAATTCAATTCTGGGTTGAAATGCACTTGATTAACACGCATTTCCTCTTCGGTTTTTGTCTCTTTTACGAGGGCAGAGCACCCAACCACACGTAAAAGTCTAGCAAATTCACCAGCATCGACTTCCGACACATTTCCCCATCGAAAAACGGGGATTGTATTACGTCTGAGCGATTCAATCCGTCTTTTGACGGTCGCTTTCTTGGTTTGTCCACCCCCCATGGCACTTATTGTCAAAGCATTTTCCACGATTGAAAACACAACGGAGTCTAAGTCAGCATCTAAGAGTGCAATTTTACTTATCGGAATGAAAAACTCGTCCGATTTCCAGTCAGACGGAATGTCTGGCTTCTCCGTGGCTTTCACGTTCACAAGACACATGTGACGTTTATCCGCGGAGAATAACGACATCCCAAAAGGCGTAAACTTAACAGCGAAATCTCCAGAAGACGGCTTAACTATCTTCACAAGGGCTAAGCCTTTCTTCAAACTCTGCGCAGAAAATGTGAATTTCGTTACCATCTATCCTTTAATCTCTTCCAACATTGGCTTCATAATCCGTTCTGCTTCATTTAACTCCGCTTCTAAGTTGTTAAGTTTCAGGGAAAGAACCTCTTCACTCCTACGAATGTCTTCTTTCAAATTGTTTGGATTATACCCTTCTTTCTTTGCAGCTTCCATCTGGGCACGTAAGGCCCTCTTGCGGGCTTCAAGTTCTGCCTCAATTCGAGTCTTGTGTTGATTCAGTAAGTCTCTACGCTTAGAGAGACGCTTGTATTTTTCATCTAGGTCTTCCATTGCATTTCCTCCACATCAGGTTACATTTTCCAGATTGAATATTGACCCCCCAATACGCCCGCCGTTCGCTACGCGACGCGAAGCTAGGTATCTTGTTCCGTCAAGGCATACAGAACAAAATTCACATCTATGACAGTCGCCAGAAGGCGTTGGGCTGAATTTTCCTTCAAGGATGGATGTTGCTATTGAAAAAGTCCGATTCAAAGTATCCCGTAGAGCCTGTTCATCATACATGATCCATTGTATCGGATCATCCGGAAAGCGATAATGCAGAAAGCCAAGCCGTGTTGGGGTAACATGGTATTTAAAATAATGAAGAAGAGCATACCAAATGAGTTGTTCAGAATCTAGAAACTTCTCGCGATGAACGCTTCCTTTCCCGTCTATTATCCAAACAGGTTTTGGGCCGTGTATGAAATCAGCCCTCCCACCCATTCGAATAGACATCCCATCTTTCAAATAGTCAATAGTTAGGTCCACCTCGGACCTACTAGATTTAGTTAGAAGTTTATGACCCCTTATCGATTTTACGGCTAAGGGGACAAATTTTCTTATATCCCGGCGTAAGTCCCTGATAAAATCGGGGTGACTGGATCGATTAAATTGCTTCTCGTCAAGGACGATATCTATCGCTAAATCAGATGATTCCAAGCATTTTCGTTCTGGATTTTGTGAAGTCCAGAATTTCTTATTATAAAACCATTCAAAGATCTTACCCATTACGAGCCCAAATATGGCTTTGCGTGGATCATCAGTAACTTTATGTTTCCTTATATATTTAAACCAGTATTTTTGTGGGCAGGTTATATATGTTTTACGCCCTGTGTAACTAAGGTATAAATCAGGCATTATAGCTCCTCTTGCCCGGCCTCTGCAGCTTCGAAGATTTCTCTAACAGTCATTTTTTCATCGTTAGAGAAATCTTCGGATTCTAAAAATTGATTCAACCGGCGTCTAACATCAGATTTCCCAATCATCGCTGCATTTGACCGAAGCTTATCAAGAAACACAGTCATAGATTGTTGACTGGTCTCAATCACTTGCTTTCTGTCTAAATCAAAGATAACGTTCGCTTCTTCATGCGGAACAACCTCTTCTTCAACGGAAACTCCGGAACTGTTAAATTTCATCAGAGCTATTTTTGGCTTACGGTCCAGGTTTTCAACAGTCAAAGCCCCACGAGCTATAGCCCCGAGATTCACAAACTTTATCCCCATGTGTTCCTGAACAGATTGGTCTTTATGATAATGACCAAATACGTATACATCCGGACACCCAGGGAACACGAGGTCTCTGTAATCCATTATTTCTTCATTAAAGAATGACTGCGTTCTTTGGGAGGGAGACATTTCAGCTAAGGCATGAACGACTGCAACGGTATATGTGTGTCCTTTGCTGGTTACTGCCTTAATTAGTTTCTCAGTATTCATGTCAGGGTCATACTCAATGCCTACAACTCTGACGCTCATTGTTCCAGATTCAAAAATCTCTTCGGTTAAATGTGTGAAAGTCTTGGACTCAAAGAGAACACCGAGAGGCTGTCTGATTAAAGTTGTTGGATCCCCATATACCATGTCATGGTTACCAGCCACAGCATATGTCGGACATGGATATGCTCTATGGATAGCCATAACATTAATAATGGTAGCCATTGATGTCCGGTCGGCTTTTTTCACATGAAAAAAGTCCCCTCCACGTAAAACAGCATCAGCCCTAAATTTTTGGGCTATTTCCCCCTGCCAACGAAGCTTTGAAAGGATAGATGCCCGATAGTCATCCTTTCGGAATGCTGGCGTTTGATCAGATAGATGTTCATCAGAAGATGTTAAAAAACGGATTTCCGACATTGCCTAGCATATTACATTCATGATAATATCAAACCAGACAGATTTGAGTTCCTGATTGTTTCACGGTCATTTTCAACTGCAAATTTAAATGCTACCGGATCCCCAAAAATGAATACCTTCTTTTTCGCCCTAGTTATAGCTGTATAAATTAGGTTTCTGTACAGCATAACACCATATTCCGTAGTCATTGGCATGACTACATAGTCAAATTCTTGTCCTTGACATTTATGAACAGTGCAAGCATACGCAACCTTCATCATAGTTCGCGCTTCTTCGACCTTAAAGGTAAAAATCTTGTCGACATAACGCGGAACTCGAGATTCAGCATCAAACCAATTAAAGATCCGAACTTCTACTTCATCCTGTTTAATTGATATGCGTTGTACTTTCCCAACATCTCCGTTGAATATCATTCGATCATAATTATTCTTAGTGATCATGATCCGATCACCTTCGTATATATCGACCTCTCCGTGCTTGATTTTTCTTGTGTTTTCCGCAATAAAATCGTTGTTCAAAGTCTTCCGAAGTTGTTTGTTCAACTCATTCACACCAAGACTTCCGTTATACATTGGGGCAATAACTTGGAAAGTTAGCGCATCAGCTGGATGAGCATCTGCTCTTGACTTCATTAAAGAAGTCAATTTTATAACTTCTTGCATAACAGACCCAGAAGAGACAGGAAGAAATATAAATTCTGATTTTTTTCGAAACGATGTGTCCACATCGTCACCACGCAGCACGGCGTGAGCCATTTCTACTATATCAGAACACCCTTCTTGTCTATAAATACGTGTCAACGATACACGTGGAACGTGTTCGCAACGCATAAGTTCATGAAGCACATATCCGGCTCCGACTGATGGAAGTTGAGCAGTGTCACCAACCAATACAACAACAGTCGTCGGAGGGAGCGCGGTTATTAAATGATAAAATGTAGATGCATCAACCATACTCATTTCATCAACGATAACGGCGTCGACAACGTATTTATTAGCAGCGTTAAACTCCCAGTTTCCGTCTTGATCACATCCGAGCGCTCTATGGATGGTATACGCAGGTTTTCCTGTCACTTGAGACAATCGCTTTGATGCAATTCCTGTTGGGGATAAAAGAATATAGTCAAGGTTCATATGTTCGAAAATGTGCACAAATGCTGACACAAGAGTTGTTTTTCCGGTACCAGGATATCCAGAAATAACACACATACGTGAATTTCTAAGTAAGCTAAGTGCAATACGTTGCTCATCGGATAGCGTCAATTTCTTTGAAGCCTCAAATTCAGAGATAAGCGAATTAATATCTATGTCAGTTCCTCCTTCGTTCAACATAGCAGAAATCTGTTTGGCTGATTCTGACTCATGCAACCAATGATGCGGGAGGTACAAATTCGAATCATTAGCGATTACGTCTTTATCGGCTTTCATATTTGAAAGCTCTATATAAAATAATGGCTCAGATATGTATTCACTATGAGAAAAAGGTTCAATGTTATTTCTTTTAAAAACTTTCTTGGCATGTTCAAAGATTTGACTGGAAGTTACATAAACATGTCCTTCCGATTTAGCGAGGTCTTCCATGAGAAAGAGTATTATAGCCCTCAATCGCCTCTTATCGTCTGCTTTAACCCCAAGCTTTCTGGCTACCTGGTCTGCTGTAACAAATCCTATCCCCGGACATGTGCTTAAACTATAAGGGTTTTTTTCAATAATTTTGCGAACATCTATGCCAAAAACAGTCAAAATCGACTTCACCTGAGAATTGCTTAAGCCAAGATCTGTTAGAAAGATGGTGGTAGTCCTTGCCGCAGAGGCGGTATTCCACTCTAATAATAGTGAAGTTATCTGTGTTCTAGTTAGGAACGGAATTTCCTTAATTCTATCCGGCTCCTCATCTAGGACACGCAGTAAATCATCTCCGAATGTATCATATAACCTAGATGCGGTTACTGGCCCAACCGATTTAACATGATTAGTTAAATAAGTTATGACTCCAGTTTTTCCTTGCTCAGGAACGACCTCACACATGACAGCATGAAATTGCCTCCCATATGTAGGGTTATCCTCATACTTTCCCTTACATTTTAGTTTAAGTCCTGTACTGATGTTTAAGCCAAGAACACTTCCTCGAACGGTGACCTGTTTATGCGATCCATCCTGGATTGCTTTCAATACGAAGAATCCAGTCTGCCTATTCACAAATACGATGTTAACAATTTTGCAAATCAGCTCTTCCATAGTATGTCTTTAAAAGAATTTTTTATAAGTCGTGATCCCATCCAAAATTCTTTTTAAATCCGAACCGCTTATGGATGGGATTCCGTAAGCAGCCGCTCGTTTACTTTTAGAACTTGAGCTGTTTGCGTCGTCACAAACCAAGAAGGATGTATCCTTTGATACACTGTTAACGGCTTGTCCCCCAGCAGTTACAATCATTTTCTGCACGGCCTTCCTCGGAGCCCATATATCACCGGTTATACACACTTTTTTGCCACTCAAGGGGCCCAAACGGGTAGACTTGATATCAAGCACTGAGGCCAGATCGATTAAAACATCTTTTTTTGACGATAAACCAAGGTACACTTGTTTGGCAGTTATCTCTCCCACATTCTGAACAGACACAAGTTGACTTATTGTAAGAGATAAGACTTTATCTATAGTGTCATGGCCAGCTTTTACAATGTCTGTGGCAGTGGTAAGCCCCAAATTTGGGATGTTCATTCCAGCGAGAACAACTTCAAGAGGAACTGACATGTTATCGTGAAGTGCTTTCCAACACTTCACAGCCATTTTATGGCCAGAACAATGATTCGCCAGGTCATCTATAGACATCTTATATAAGTCAGCTACGGACTTGACTGAATTTGGTTTATCTGAATCGGTAATGGAATCAATGAGCGCATCGCCCCAATGGAGTAAACCAAGACGGTCAACCCATGTTTTTACTGCCCCAAACAGTCGAGTCGGGCAGGACTTGGACCGACAGTATAAAAAATCACCATCTATGAGAAGAGAACTAGAACAAACGGGGCAAGCAGACGGAACACCGAAGTATTCTTTCATGACGAAAATTACACTGTGTCATGATCATTTCTTTCCTTCTGCTTTCTCGTCGCCTTTGCTTTTACTCTTTTCCGATTTTTTATCCTTTTCGACTTCACCCTCTTCTGGCGTCTCAAACTCTTCCGGCTCCGGTCCCTCACCCTCTTCTGGCGTCTCAAACTCTTCCGGCTCCGGTCCCTCACCCTCTTCTGGCGTCTCAAACTCTTCCGGCTCCGGTCCCTCACCCTCTTCTGGCGTCTCAAACTCTTCCGGCTCCGGTCCCTCACCTTGCTCACCTGCCGAGAAATCAAAGTCCTCAGCGGTCGGTTCTAACCCGGGTGAAAGTTCAGTTCCCTCATTACCAAATTGCTCCTTCTTATCCATAGAAAATTCACCGCTGGTGAAAGATTTAGAAAATCTAGATAATGCTTGACCAACATCTCTAACTTTCGTAGAGATACTGTCAAGCTTTACCAACTCCGATCCGGCAAAGTCCCCTCGAAGTCTTGCCAGCTTGGCAAACAAGACGTAACTGTCCTTCAAGACATCAGCAACGTATGAGTTGACGCGCTGCCATTCAGCATCTTCATCAACGGCCGCCACACGTACATCGGTTTCAAAGTCATAATTGGAACGAGCCATATGAAGTCTCCTGTTATGAAAATTAAGACAAAGAGCCTAAATCGTTCAAGCGTAAAATTCAAACATGAATGAAGAGGCAAAATTGTTGGCTGAGGAATTATCCACGTATCGGGAAGCTTATTATAACTTGGAGCCAATAGTTCCTGATGATGTTTATGATAAAAAACGGGATAGGTTAAAACAACTGTGCCCGGAACATTTTGAAGTCAAGGCCGTCGGCGCACATCCATCAGTTTTATCAATTTGGGAAAAAGTCCAGCATGAAATCCCCATGGGATCTTTAGATAAAGTTAAATCCCATGAAGAATTTGACAAATGGGTTGCTAAAATTGGTATGACAGATCAAAGTGATTTTGCTATAACCCATAAAATTGACGGTGCTTCACTTGAACTCATATATCAAAAAGGGGAACTTGTCAGAGGGGTAACCAGGGGAGACGGGTACATCGGCGAAGATATTACATGCAATATCAAAAATATTGCATCAATTCCACAAAAACTGTCGATTGACAATAAACTTCAGCCAATCAATGCGACAGTCAGAGGCGAAATTGTTATGCTGAAGGAAATATTCGACCAAAAATATGCAGACAAATACGCAAATCCACGCAATACAGCTTCATCAAAGATGCGGGAGAAGAAAAACAAAGGGTCTGCCTGCAAAGATATGGAATTTCTTGCCTATTGGATCAAGTCTAATGATAAAATAGATTCAATGGAACTAATGTTTACCTACTTAAAACAAATTGGGTTTCAAACGCCCCCGATTTGTCAAGGGCCGGTTAAAATAATTAAAGAGAATTTCATTCATACTGCAATAAATAGAGCATCCCTACCGTATGAAATTGACGGGGTGGTAATATCAGTTGCCAGTATACCATTACTCGAAGAATTGGGTGATGTTTCAATGAGACCGAGGGGTCAAATAGCTTGGAAGTTTGAATCAGAAAAAGCAGAGTCTAGGATACTTGACGTTGTATGGCAAGTTGGATTAACGGGCCGCGTTTGTCCAGTGGCAAAAATTGAACCAACAAAGATTGGGGGAGTCACAATTGAAAGTGTATCTTTACATAATTTAAAGATGTTTAAAGAACTGAAATTATTTCGCGGATGTCGTGTGTTAATTGAACGCAGAAATGACTGTATTCCATATCTTGCTGAAAATCTAGACAGTGAATAGCTACTCAGATTTCCCAAACGCCGCTTGAGCAGCAGCGTACATATTTTCCATATTTTCTAGAGCCTCGAACGAGATCATAGTCATACGAACTTTTTTCCCAACAAGACTTCTTAAAGCCTCTTGTGGATTAAATATTTCTTCATCTTCGTCAACAAGCTCATATACACCAGTCTGGTTCAAACGAACCATTCCGTCAACGACAACCCCGGCATCGTATCCATAGGCAAATCTATCTCGGTCATTATCCATTGGTTAATCCTTTCTGTGTTTTCCCCGTCCATTGACAGCATTTTTCAACTGCCAGGATATCTGTCGTTGGAGGAAGTGACCTCCATGCAGAGTCAAAGACTGCAGCCACCTCCTCCCATCCATTATTTCTAAGATATCGAGCAAGATGGGCAAGTGACTCAGGTCTATGTGGACGAAATTTATGAGCTGTTAAGTAAGCAAATGTAACAATAGATATCGGATGACCAAGCCTCTCGTGAAGTTTAGCCGCCTCAAGTGAGGCAGACCACCTCTCTTGATCCCATCCTCCCATGCCCATGCGTTTCAGGTATAGATCAAGAGCTCTAGCTAAGTTATTCGCATCGCGATGACTCTGAGCGGCATAATGCACCCATCTTGGGTTTGAGGGGTCTTCCTCCATTTCCTTTTCAAGAAAGGTAGCATCGTCCCAACTTCTGCGCCCACTTCTGTGTCTAACGCTGTCTTGACGATACACCATCCAGATGTCGTCCAAAGGCCCTTCTATTCTAGCATTTCTACATTCAGGATATTCATGCGTTTTTCCTTTATAAACCCATGGTTTATCAGCTTTAAAAAGTAAAACCTGTGCTTGCTCTTCTTGAAAGACGCCGCCAGGACGCTTAACCCTAATATAATAAGCGTCTGCAGACCTCTTCGCATCCGGCCAACTGAAACCTGAACTGATTTCAAGTGTATCATCCGCGTCTAAAAAGAAGATCCAGTCGGCATCGACTTCCTTGGAATAAATTGCTTCCCTAGCAAGTTTCAAGGCTTCTGTTCGATTGTGTCCAAAATCGACCCACGGTCTCTCAAAAAGTATGCCCGGTATCCCTCCCCAAGCCTCTCGTGCAAGGCTCTGTGATCCATCAGAGGACCCGGTGTCAATCATACACCATCCGTCTGCCATTTTTCGCACAGAATCGACCATACGGCAAATAGTATTGGCTTCATTCTTCATCATCGTTAAAATAACGCATTTTCCTGACAT